TTTAACAGGATCATTATAACGATTTTTGAGTTGTTTTACCTTGATTTGGTTATGTTCTTCTAGTTCTTCTGTAGAAATCAGCGCAAACATAAGGTCAGCAGTTGCAGGTAAACCGAAACTTTCACTGGTATCTTCCAATCCAACATCCGAACTCATAAACCCTGTTCTATTCAACTGAGTAGCAGATACGATAGGTAAATTACATTCTACTGCCAATCCTCTCAATTCTTCAGCGATTGCTTTGACAACGAAATACGAACCAGCAGATATGTTATTTTTATATCGTGTGGAAGTGCAAAGATTTAGGTAGTCCATGAATATAATGTCTGGTACAAACCCCTTCTTAATCTTCAGTTCGTTTATCAGAGCACGAAAGTTATTTGTTGATGCAGTTGCTGTGGGATATTCCTTTATAATCAATTTCCCTTTGATTTTATCCTGTAACTTTCTCATCTTCTTGGTGTAAGTGGTCTTGGGCATATTTTTGAGAGAATCCAAAGGAACATTCATAAGGTTGGCATCAATCCTTTCAGCAATTCTTTCCTCAGCCATCTCTAATGTGATATAAAGAACATTTTGATTTTCAGTAAGACAACTTGCAGCCATGTGACACATAAACAACGATTTACCTACTCCTGTTCCAGCAAGTGCAATGTTCAGAGTTTTTCTTGGAAGACCTCCACCAGTAATTCTGTTGAAATATTCTAAGTCGAAAGGTATTTTTTCTTCTTTTCTGTTATAAAACTCAAACCGTTCCACAGAATTGTCGAGATAATCGTGCCCGATATGAGTATCAAAAGTAACAGATAAAGCATCGGATAGAATAGTAGGGATAGCATCTTTGGAAATTTCTGATTTAGTAGACTCATCGAATATTCCTATGGAATCTGTGATAGCGTTATAGAGTGCTTTATCTTGACAAAATTTCTCACTTCTTTCAAGCAACCATGCCAAATCTTCTTTATTTTCTTTTTGATGAGTCGCTTCAGCTTCATTTAATAATTCAGTAGTGATACCGAATTGGTCTTCTGTCAAATCATTCCTATCACTCAATTCGATGATAAGAGCTTCTTTGCTAGGCAGGTTGGTGAACTTGTCAAAGTATTTATATATTTCCTTGAATATTGTTTTGTCAGTATACTGTGAGAAGTATTCATCTTTTATGAAAGGCAGCGTTTTTCTAGCAAACTCTTCGTTGTATAACAAATTTCTGAGTATTGTATTTTCTATTCGTTCCATGTGTCAATTCAAAACTGGTTTGTTAAAATCATATTTTCTATTTTTTCCATCTTCACTTTCTTGTTTCTGCGTTTCCAACTCTTCGTTGATGACATGAATGTATATTTGACCAAGCAGATACTCAAAGTCTTCACCCTCTAGGTCAGAAACTTCTTCATCCATCTCAGGTGGAATACCAATCATGTCATATTCATACCTGAGTTTTCGTGTTCCATCTTCGTTGTCTTTATCAGCAAATTGAAACTTCCCATATGCTACAACAACTCCCTTGAACGGACCTTTCTCAATTATGATACAGGCTCTGTCTTTTCCTTCGGGGTCTTCTTTGATACTATAATGACTCTTTATCTGTGATTGTGTCATCTCCTTCGGGTTCTTCTCCGCCGATTTCATCATCGTCTGTTCTTCCATAGGTATACTCTACTTTCGTGTAATTGTCAATTTGATTCAATATGTCTTCTGTGAAATGTTTCTCTGGATTTTTGAGGATTTGTTTTCCGAATAGTTTTGAACCATCTGGAAGTTCATATCTTGTTGATACTTTCTTGAACAATCCTGCAGCTTCTGCCATTTCAAGGAGACCATAGTACTTACTCAATCCGTGTCTATACGTCAAGAGAACATCAACCATTTTATTCTCTTTAGTCATTCGTGATTTTTGCATCTTACAATGAATGATGTTTCCAATTACTTCTGTTCCTTCTTTTTCTTTTCGCTTTGACAAAAATACGATAGAGGATGCAGCATATTGCATAGCAGAACCACCACCCATAACTTTGGTTGGAAACATCGTACCAATCTGATCATACACATGATTGGTGACAATAAACGGAACATTCACTTTAGCAAGCATCAATGTAAGAACACGAAAAGTTCCTTTGATTACTTGTGCCTTTGTCATATCTCGTTTCTGGTTGTCTTCTGATACGTCTTTCATCTCTTTGATTGTAGACAACATTCCCAAAGAATCCAGACACAACATCAATGGTGGTCTTTCTGTTTCTTTAAGTTCTCCGTGTTTTTCTAAAATTTTGACTGCCTGATGTCGAAACTCTTCTACTGTTGCAACGGGCATATGATATACTCTTGTAGTATCAATTCCACGGTCTTTGAGCATATCACTTGTCAACGCTGATTCTGACTCAAAGTAAATACATCCAGCAGTAGGATTCATATCAAGAAAATGCTTGATGATTCCTAGTGTGAAGAATGTTTTACCAGTTGCTGACTCACCAGCAATAGCAGTTATCTTGTTTGCTGGTAATCCACCATAGATACTTCCTGACAAAAGTGCATTGAACACATAAGAACCAGTATCGATGTACTGAGAAACCTCACCACCAAAAATACCATCGTCAACCAACATTCCGTATTCGTTTCCTGCTGCTTTCGCAAGATCACTCATATAACTCATATTTTCCCTTTCAATTATTTTTAACCATACTTAATGATAACCATTTATGATGAAACAGTCAAGTTTTTAATAAATCTTTCGGTCTCAGTATATCCTCCAATGTATTCATCATCAACGATAACTTGTGGTACAGTAGAAACTTTTTTACCAACGTCTTCACTCATTTGTTTGAACAATTTTTTATCACCTGAGATATCAATTTTTTCAACTTCTATACCACTATCCGTTAAATTTTTTACTACTCTATCACACCAAGTACAATTTGATGTGCTGTATACTTTTGCATTCATTTTTTCCCTTTTAATTGTTTTTTGAAAAGATCCCATGTTAAAATCTTAAAATCGTTTCCGTCTTCTTCTTCGTATTCAGCAACATTTTCTTTGTCGATAATTTCTTTGTCTGACAAATCTGGCATGACTGTTACTGTTCTTGTAGCCATCTTTCTCTCTTTACGATAATCCCTCAAAGAGATATTTGCAGCTATCACCAAGACAACTGCGAGAGGGTCAAAAACAAAGATGAGAAGAATAATAATCCAACGAACTGCCCGTTCAAGTTCACGTTCACTGACATCATCATATAACATCGAAGCAACATAACGAATTGGGCCGGTCTCAACCTCCGCAAGATTGATTTCCGTTTTCATATCAAACTTCTCATCTGTAAAATTGTCTATTTCGTTTTCTAATCCTTGTATTTTTGTTTTCAGGAGATTAGTTTCATTCTCCATCTCTCCAATTTTTTGTAATCCTTTACTCACTGCACCAAGTTCAATGTATCTCTCAAATGCTTTATCTAAAATATCCAATCTACTTTGGTGTCTACCGATTTCTTTTTGTCGTTGTTCTACCTTGAGTTCTATTCGTTGTATCCGTGACTCTAATAGAGTAGTGGGAGAAGATTGAGTAATGTGAGCCCGAGAAAGAAATCCAAATATACCAAGTGAAGTTATCAACATCAAAATAATAATTGCAGAGATAAAATAGGATTTCATTATAATCGGAGAAGTTTTCCAATTGGTAAATGTCCAACTTGCACAGATTAGTTTTCCCACCTCTAATACCGCGCCCATTACCACAATTGCGGTTGTTGCACCAGCAAAGATTGCCATCAAACCAACGATAGAATAATATGCAGCTACTACTGAAATGGCAAGTGCTGTCGCTAATGTGAGCAATCCGAAAAACATTAATTACCGAAAAATGATTCTAATGATGCAATGTGTTCTGTCTGCCACCCCACAGCATCTAAGATTACCCGCATCGGTTCAACAAATGATTTTGAAAACATTTTGTCGTAATCAATAAACTCTTGTAACTCAAATTCTTTAGGAAGTTGATTCAAAATCCCAATCACTTCTCCACCAGTAGTATTCTGTTTCTTGAGATACGCAAACTTTATCTTCTCACCATCCTTGATTGTAGGATAATCATTTACTAATTTGTGGTCTTTCAAGAGTTTGTTGTAAAGCAACGCAGCTTTGACATGAACAGGAGCACCTTTCTTGTGAAGATGAGCAGCATCGTGATATTTCTCAAGACCACGAACCGAGCGAGGAAAGAAGATTTCTTCTGCTCCCAATGTCATAAACTCTTTACGAAAATCGTCAATGTATGTTATAACATCATCTTCAGTTCCATTCATGATAATCTTAAAGAGATGTTTCATTTTCTCTTTACAAGCAGTAGGTGTTGAACTTCTTATTGCATCCACTCCCATCATCTTGAGTTTGGGTTCTTCGTATCGAACACCTTCAGAATCATACACATTCAGAATGTATCTTTTCTTAGCTGTCCATAGTGCTTTGTCTGCAAGATTCTCACGTTTCATTACCATCTTCTGCTCAAACGAATTAATATAAGAACCAAGATTGTCATAAGATTTATCTATAATCTTTTCCATCTGGTCAGCACAAACCTTGTCGAGAAAATCAATCACCTTATTCTTATCTTCTATGTCGTTCCCATACACCTGTTTCACAAGGTCATCCATGCAGATATAAACAGAATCAGTATCTACCGCTACAACATAATCTTTTTCTTCTTCTGGTTTTAGAACCTCATTCAAATAACGATTGATTTCTTTTTCAACCCACTTGATGGCTAACTGCCCAGAAGTAGTAATGGCTTCTGCGATTCGTTGGTCAAAGTATCGGAAATGTTGATTACCCATCGCACCAAATGCCGAGTTGAGAGTAATCTTTAGGTTGTTCTGCATATTGTGATACTTGGAAATGAGATGAGATAGTTTTCTCTTTTCTTTTCTATCCTTCTCTTTCTCCAACTTTTTCTTTG